CCCGATTTGCGGTTAACATTCGCTTATTAACATTCATAAAATAATAGGTAAATGAAATGAATAAACTTCCACCGGAATTGCATATTGTTAATGGTTCGAAGGGAATGAACCAAGGCGGCTTACTTCCCGAATCGGTGCGCGGGCGCATCCCGGTTGCCGAATGGATGGCAAACCCTACCGAATGGAACAAGGAAACATTTGTTAACGAAACCGCCGAATTTCTTTTTAATGTTTACGGCATTGGTTCCGAACAAGATCGCCATACGCTTGCCATGCTTGCGGATCATATTGATACATACATTCAATGCAACACCGCGATTGCACAACAAGGTTTGGTGGTTGAATTTAACGAAGGTAAGACGATTGGCGCAAACCCTTACATTACCATCCGCAACAAAACGCTTTCCTTGATCTTGCAATTGATGAACGAAATGGGGCTTACGCCGCGAAGCCGCCTTGCCGAAACAAAAGGGCAAGAAGATTCACCCGCCGCAAAGTTCTTGCGGGGCGTAAAAGGTTAAGGTAAAAATTTTTATCTTATGAATGTTAACGATGGTATTGCGTACGCCCATGCGGTAATAAAAGGCGAAATCAATGTTTGCCGCGATGTGCGGTTAACCTGCCAACGCTTCATTAACCAATATGAAAACAAGGGTTGGGAATGGGTTTTTGATCCCGATTACCCGCAACATATATTGGATTTTGCCGCCGCGCTAAAGCATACCAAGGGTATCTTGGCGGGCAAGCCGGTTGTATTGGAACCGTTCCAAATCTTTTTCCTTTGCGCCGTTTACGGGTTTCGATCCAAGAAGGATCACAACCGCCGCATGGTTACGGATGTGATTTTGTTTATTCCCCGGAAGGCGGGTAAATCCACCCTTACGGCGGTGATTGGTTTGTACGAATTGTTATGCGGCGAAGCGGGCGCGGAAGTGTTTACCTTGGCAACCAACCGGGAACAGGCAACCATTGTGTTTGATGCCGCCAAGGGGTTTGTTGAAAATATGCCCCGCGAATTGTCGGCATTGTTTAATGTTTCCAAATACGAAGTAAAAAAGGTTGGCGATTCCCAATCTATGTTTAAAGCCCTTTCGCGCGACACCAAGAAAACGGGCGATGGTAAAAACCCAAGTTGCGTAATCATTGATGAAGCCGCGCAAATTGTGGATCGAAATTCGATTGAAGTTTTACATTCGGGCATGGTGGCGCGGGCAAACCCTTTGCGTATATACATTACCACCGCATCGTTTACAAAAGAAACCAAGTTTTACGAAGATATGGATTTGTACCGATCCATGCTTAACGGTGAAGCAAGCGATAATCCCCGGTGGTTTGGATTGCTTTACGGGCTTGATCCACAAGATGATTGGAAGAACCCGGATACATGGGTAAAAGCCAATCCGATGCATGGGATTTCAGTATTTACGGAAGCCATTGAACAACGCGCGGAAGAAGCCAAAAGCAAGCCCGCAAGCCTTAATGAATTCCTTTGCAAAACCCTTAACATATTTGTTTCCGCAAATACCGCGTGGATTGACCGCGCCCATTGGGATGCCCCGGAATGTCGGATTGTTGACACCCGAACGCCCGAATCCGTATTTGTAGGATTTGACCTTGCGGCAACGCGAGATTTGAACGCGTGTTGCTTTTTGAAACGATTTGCCGATGATGATTACGAAGTTGAATTCCAATTCTTTTTGCCGGAAGAAGGTTTTAACCTTGTTCCTAAACACTACCAAGATATATTTCGGGTTGCCGTTGATTCGGGAATCTTAAAGTTAACGCCCGGCAATGTGATGGATGATCGGGAAATTTCCGATTACATTATTCGCCGCGCCGGGGAATTGGGAAGCGTGAAGGAAATTGGATACGATGCGTACAACGCGGCATCCTTGGTGGCGCGATTGCACGAAGCCGGGTTGCCGGTTAAGAAGGTTGGGCAAGGGATGGCGGTTCTTAACAATCCATCCAAGCAGGTTGAACGCTTAATTTTGCAAAAACAGATTAAGCACAACGGCAATCCGTTCGTTGGTTGGCAACTTGGAAATTGCGAAGTTTACGAAGATGTGAACGGAAACATCAAGGTTCGTAAGAACGAAGCCGATAAATCGGCAAAGGTTGATGGAATAATTGCCATGATTATTGCCATGCATTGCGCCTTGGATAATCCATCGTTATCAAATAGTTGGGGATTTCGTGCGTTTTAATGTAAGATTCGTATAACTACGGGGGCAAATCATGGGAATTTTGGACATTTTCAAGCGCACAAACGATACCCAAAACGAATCGAATACGGTTCTTGGGCAAACCCAACTTGGTAACCAAGTAATTTATGGCACTACCCAACAAGGTAAAACCGCCCAACAATTACTTTATGTAACCACTTCAAGCCAAACGGTTGCGGGGCGGCAAGTTGATCTTTCCATGCTTACGCGCAATTCAACCATCATGGCTTGCGTTGGCGTGAAGGCAAGGGCGTTGGCGCAACTGCCCAAAAAGATTATGTTGAAAATGGATGATGGCACTTTTGTTGATGCGTTGCAATCCGATAAGACAAGCACCCGCGACAAGGCAAAAGCCAAGCAAGTTTTGAATTTGCTATACCAACCAAACAACTTCCAATCGGCATACGAATTTTGGTATCAATGGTGTATGTGGCAAGATTTGACCGGCGAATCGTTTACGCTTTGGTGGCGCGAAAAGCAAAAGGATCAATTGCAAACGCCGTACGAAATGTACAACTTGGATTCAACCCTTATTACGGTTGGTATTTCCGATACGCGGTATCCGTATTACAGACTTTCAACCCCTTCGTATGGCTTTTCCAAAGAAGAACCACTTGAATATTTCCAAGTGATGCATATTAAGGAAGCCGCTTGGCAAGGTTCTTCCGGTTTCAATAAAGGTATTCTTGCCGCCGAATTGGTTGGCTTGGATCAAGATATTGATATGTACGCCAATTACATTATGCAAAACGGCGCGAAACCTTCCGGTATGTTTACAACCGATCAAGTGATCCCGGATGCCAAATACAAGGAAATTGCTTCCCGCCTTAAAGAAGCGTGGACAAGTATGCTTGGTTCCCGCAATCAAGATTTAAGCAAGCCCGGACAAGGTATGTTGTTAGATCAGGGTATGAAGTACACCCCGATTGATATGTTAACGCTTCAAGATGCCGAAGCCGCCCAATTAAAAACGCAAACCATGAAGCGTATTTGCGGATTGTTTGGCGTACCGGCGGCAATGCTTGGTATTGGCGATTCCAAATACAACAACACCCAAACACAATTGGATGAATTCTATAAAACAACCATGTATCCAATGGTTATCAATGTGGAACAAAAATTAAATCAACATTTGTTGCGCGGTTATCCAAACCTTTGCGTTCGATTTGATACCAAGGAATTCTTGAAGGGCGCGGTATTGGATCAAGTTAACTTTGTTAATAGCGCAGTAAACGCGGGCATTATGACCGTAAACGAAGCCCGCGAATACTTGAATATGCCAAAGATTGAAAACGGCGATGTGATTAAAATCGAACCAACGGCGTTTGAACCCGTACCGGGATCAAGCCCACAAGATACAGGGGGCGGCGGCGGGAATCAAACCCTTCGCGCAAATATTGGCAAATGAAAACATTTATTCATAAAATATTGGCAACAATGGCTTCCCAAATACGGAAACCAAATGTTAAACTGCCTAATAAAAGCGAAATGCCCCACAAGATACAAGACGATAACCAATCTATTCAACATGGGGTGATACATGAAAAACTTGATGCTGATTTGCGAAGCCAAAGTGAATTTGGGCGCAAACGAAAACGAATCCGAAAATCCTAGCGGCTTGATGGAAGCCCGCGTTACCACTTGGGGCGCGCGCGAAGGTGCGGATGGTCGTAAATTTAATTACCAACCCGAAGGTTTTATGGATTGGGCAATGCAGTTCCGCGAAGCCGGTAANCCNTTGCCNATGTTCNTAAACCATAACGATATGGGTATGCCGGTTGGCGAATGGTACGAATTTGATTTTGANAANGAAGGCATGACCGCTAAAGGCAAGTTGTTTATGAACACTAGCGCGGGCATGGANTTGTACAATGTTTTAAAAGAATCCCCAAATTTATTTGGCGGTGTTTCCGTTGGTGCATACGCCGATGAAGCGTGTTATGTTGATGCCGAAGGCAATCCTGTAATGATGGGCGATGATGATACCGAATCTTATTTCCAAATCACCAAGGGTGGTTTGCGCGAAGTATCCGTTGTAATGTACCCAAATAATCCCAATGCGGAAATTCATAAGTTGGAAGCCTTCGATATTGAAGGGCATCCAAATCCGCGCGTAATCGAAAAAGTTTTGCGTGAAGCAGGACTTTCCCGAAAAGATGCAACCACCGCATCTTCAATTCTGAAAAAACTATTGGAAGGGCGTGATGCCGATCCGGTTGTTATTCAGGAAACCCCAACTTCGTGTGATGCGGATGCGGTGGATCAAGAAGCCCAACTTCTTCATGCGTTCGAAATGCGTGAATTAGAAAAGGCACTTTCAAAACGCATTTAATAAAGGAAAATGCAAAATGGAAAAAGTATTCGAAAAATTGGATGCAATCGAAGCGAAACAAGAAGCCAAGGTTGCCGAAGCAGTACAAACCGTAAAAGCAGAAATTGAAGAAAAATTTGCCGCCCTTGAAGCCAAGGTTGCGGAAGTAAAAACACCTTCAATTATCCAAGCACCTGCAAAATCTATTCGCGCCGATGTTAACCGCATGGTTCGCGAACAATTGCGCGATTTCACTAAGAATTCACGCGTTGAAAAAGAAATTAAATTGTGGGAAAGCGTAGATCAACACGATGCATACCTTCGTGAAGCAAGCGCACTTACAGGTTCCGGCGCGGGCGTTGGTGGTCGTACTGCGTACGATCCGGTGTTCCATGCTTTGCGTTTGGCAAACCCAATGCGCGGTCTATCACGCAATGTATCAACCGATGGCGCAACTTATCAGTTCCGCGCTAAGACAGGTAACGCGGGCGCGGCTTGGGGTTATGCAATCCAAAACAACGGTTCGGCAACTACTGAAAACACAAACATTTGGCAATTGACTTTGCAAGATTTGAATGTGCAGTTCCCAATCCGTACCGCCGCTTTGGATGATATTGATGGTTTGGAAGCCAATGTGGTTGATGATATGTTGGTTGAGTTTTCGCAAGCCGAAGGCGCATCAATGATTATCAACAACGATCAATCAGGCACAACTACAACCGCAACAGGCGGCACAAACGGTTTGCGTGGTTTGGATGCTTATCCGGGTGCAAACAGTTCTTACGCCGGTGGTACTTCAAGCGTTGCCGCTTTTGGTACAAGTGGTACGGGCGCAACTGCGGGCTTGCATAGCATCGCAACTTATGACCAAATCACAACCAACGGCAATGCCGCAGTAAACGAAGTTCAATATAAAGATTTGATTAACTTCCTTTACACCTTGCCACAACAATATTGGAACAATGGCAACAAGTGGATGATTAGCCCACTAATGCTTGCCGGTATTCGTGGTTTGGTTGACGATAACGGTACACCGGTATTCGAAAGAATGTCACCATTGGTTACCGATGGTATTGTTGGTAAGTTGCTTGGTTACGATGTAGTTGTTAACAACTATGTTGATAGCCCAATTGCACCGGCAGGTTCCGCAGGTACGACAAGCGTTTACCCAATGTACTTCGGCGATTTCACGCGTGGTCATACAATCGTGGATCGTTTGAATATGGTTCTACGCCGCTACGATCAAACAGCCCCAGGATTTATTACATTCTTCGGCGAAAAGCGTTTGGCATCAAGCGTTGTTGATCCATTTAGCATCATCCGTTATCGTTCTACTGCAACGGGCGCGTAATTGTTGTAAAAAGGATGGGGGGCTTTGCCCCCCTTCTTGAATAAACAGGAAAAAATAAATGCCAACACCAACCGATTCAATGAAAGCCGAAGCCCGCAGGGGTTTGGATTGGCGCAAAGAATTTGGAAGGGGCGGTACAGAAATTGGAGTTGCAAGGGCGCGTGATATTGTGAACGGCAGGGATTTGCCCCGCGCAACGATTGCAAGAATGGTAAGTTACTTTGCAAGGCATGAAGTTGACAAGCAAGGTAAAGGTTGGAGTTCCGGCGATGAAGGTTACCCAAGTGCGGGTCGCATTGCATGGGCTTTATGGGGCGGTGATCCGGGTAAAACATGGGCAGAAAAGGAATTAAGGAAAATGGACAATAGCGCAATTTATCAGGGCATCAAAGAAGCCCTTGTTGAAGGACAATCCACCGTTGATTTGCGCGAAGCAAGTGCAATTACGGGTTCGGGTTCGGATGTTGGCGGGCGCGTAATTTACGATGATGCCTTTGCATCCCTTCGTTACGCTAATCCGTTCCGTATGTGTAGCAGACAAATTACAACGATTGGTTCCGATCAAGCGTTCGTGGTTAAAACGGGTAATTCATCCGATACCACAAATCCTTGGGGTTACGCAGTTAACACCAACGAAGGTTCACCAAATCAGGCAACCGCATTTTGGCAATTGCCAATTCGCGATGTAAACGCCGTACTTCCTATCCGTACCGCGATTCTTGGCGATATTGATAACCTTGAAGAAACGGTTGTTATGGATTTGGCTTTGGAGTTTTCGCAAAACGAAGCGAATTCCATGATGTTTAACAATGACCAATCAGGAAGCACAACCGCCGCATACGGCGCAACAAGTGGCTTGCGTGGTCTTAATTCATACCCCGGCAGTACAAGCGCGGCGGCGTTCGGTTCGAACGGTAGCGCGATTACTAACGGTATTCATACGGTATTGCAGGTTGCACAAGCAAGCGCAAGCGCGGTTGTTTATGATGATCTTGCAAACCTAATGGCGGCATTGCCCCCACAATATTTGTACAAGCCCGAAACTTGTTACATGATGCACCCAACCACCATCGGCGCATTGCGTAAGTTGAAAGCAAGCACAACCGCAAACAACTTCCTTGAAGTTGGCGATGATGATGGCGGCGCGGTAATTTATATCTTCGGACATAGGGTAATCCCTAACCCGTACATGGATGTTGCAGGTGCGGGCAAGTTCCCGGTTTACCTTGCCAACTTCGAACGCTTCGTAACCATTGCTGATAGCGATCAAATGAGTATCAAACGCTTCGATCAGACTGCGCCGGGCTTCGTGTACCTATTCGCAGAAAAACGCGTTTGTAGCACGATCCTTGATGTTTTCGCGGGTGTTCGTTTGGTTGGTGTTTAAGGGGTAAATCATGGCGATTGAGAATCTAACCCTTGCGCCATACTATTCGGGTACGCGTAATCCGTTCAACTATCAAAAGGTTGAACAGATTAACCGCGACATTCAAACCGGTTGGTTAACGCTTGATGAAATCACGCAACAACTTAACTTGTTCCAAGATGAATCCCAAGATTCCTACCTTGAAAGCCTTGAATTGGCAACGCGGATGGCAATCGAAGATTTCCTTGGGTTTGCCATTTTTTCAACCCAATACCGTTGTTACTACGGCGATCCGGGATTGACAGGTACGGCGGTTTATTTGGATTTGCCGGAAGTTGGGGCAACCTACCAAGGGGCAACACCTGCGGTTACGATCAATTCCGTTGATTACTACACCGGGCAAAACAACGCGGTTAAAACCAAGTTGGCGGCATCCAATTATTATTACGATCCTACGGGGAACCGCGTGGTTGTTACGGCAGGGATGCCAAGCCCGTTGGCGCAGAATATTGCAAATCCGGTTGAAGTAACCTA